TCATCTGATTCAACGCCATTAGCGAATCTTGATATACAGACGCAGAAGACGTCTCACCTTCAGCCAACACACCAAGCAATCGTAATGCTCTATTGATTTGATCGCCAGCAGTGTATGTGGCCATGGTTATGCTCCTTGTTCGACCACCTCTGTGGGTCGGCTACGACGACGTTTAACTTCCAGTTCGTTGACGACAGGAGCCGCCTCAACGGGCGTGTCTAAAGTATATCGTACCCAGCCATTTTTTTCATCGAATTCAGCTTCCATTTCAATGTAAGCTATTTTTCGACCGTGAATTTCATGCTGAAGATAAATCATATGAAGAAGGGGGTGATTAGCCCCCTAGTTGGTTTTAAAGTACGTGAATCACAGCAAAGTTGATTACTACGGCCTCAGACAACGCGCCGCCTGAAAGGTTACGCAATGTGATTGTGCAGCTTCCAGTAGCCTTGCCGGAAATCCAGCAGTTGTATGCGCCAGCAGTAGCGCCAGAAGACACGCTCAAAATCACAACGTCTTTTGCGCTGATTGTGCTATTGGTCAAAGTAAACGTGACGTTTGTGACGTTAGCCAACTCAGCGTTGTTCATTGTGATCTGACCAGCAGACTTGTTCAAAGTCACGCCAGTCGATTTGCTTGTCAATTGAGTCACTGTGCCGCTTGCTTCTGCGGTGTAACCCAACTCGCCACCAGACATTACAAAATTAGACCCGATAATGTCTTGGTCTTCAAAAGCAACGCCAATTGGTTTGGTATTAGAGGTCATGATGTTTCCTTTAAAAATAGGGGCCGAAGCCCCCATTTAAGTTTAAGACACGCGGTAAATTGAATACGCTGCGTCACCTGTTTTGCGGAAACGGAACGTGCCAGATGTGTTGTTAGTTTTAGTCACCGCATCTTGGATCGTGTCGTTACCGACTAGGGTGTTGCCCGTGCCAGCAGTAAAGGTCACATCATTTGCTGCGTTGTCACCAATGTTGATGAAAGAGCAATCAAACGTCGAGCCAACTTTAAGGCTAGAGAATGCAGCGTCAAGCAATGCACCTGTTGGAAACACATAGGTACCTGCGTCTGTGCCGCCGGAGTCCATAGTACACACACCGGCAGCCAAATTTTCTGCGGTGATAGTGACAGACGCGCCGGTCAATGCGACAGGTGCGCTAGTGTTGTAAAAACTGATTTCGCCAAGATTGCCGTCACCAACTTGGTAACCGCTTGCGCCGTTAGGTAATGTAGCCATGATTTATTCCTTTGAAAAGATTTAAAAAACGGGGCCGAAGCCCCATTTGGTTAGCCCCACATGCGGCAGGCCATTTGTGGACGGATTGTGCTGAAGCCATACAGAACGTCAATACGGCAAGGCATACGGTCGTTGTTGATGTCGTACTGACGAACAACGCGCAAGCTGATACCGTTATGAACTGCGCGAGCAGCCATATCGACGCCTTGAGGCAACAACAAATCGGCGGTTGCAAAAGTGATTGCGTCTTTGTGGTAAATCAAGTTCTGAGCGTACTGAGTAGAAGCAGCGCCCACAAAAGTCACAGTTCCACCAGTTGCAGGCAGCGCGTCCATAGTAGCCAAAGCATGGTTAGCTGAGTACATAGGGGCAACAGTCACAGTCCAAGTACCAGATGAGGCAGCAACGGTAGTCAAAGCCACGAACTGGAACAAAGAGCCTGTGGATTCACGGGTCTGTGGGTTAACAGCATTGCAACCACTGATAGTGAACACGTCACCAGCATTGATTGTTGTTGACACAGAGCCTTGTTCCAACAGAATGGTGGATGAGCCTTCGCTGGTCACGCCAGGTGTCTTGACCAATGTAGACGCGCTTGCGCTACGTGAGCCAGTGGTGTGCTGCTTGATTGACTGAGACATGTTGATCTCATCAAAGCCCAACACGCCAGTGCCCATCATGCCGTTCTTGAACTGCTTGCTGATAGTGTCGGTGGGGTTGAACAAACCTTTCATGCCTTCAACCAAACCAGCGTTAGCGGCGGGGTTGACGGTAGCGTAACGTGGTGACATCACGGCAGCGTTTTCGTTCAACTTCTGCTGGGCTTGCAACAAGACCAAAGAAGTAGAAGGAGTGGTGCCAGGAGTGCCAACGGTGTTACCGATGGTTTTGTACGCATTGGCAACGTCAGCATCAATGCTGGAGGCCAATTGGCTGATACGAGGCTTCAACACACGCTCTGCGAAGTCGTCCAATTGCATGGTCAATTCAGCAGATGTGAAATTCACGCCGATGTGCTTTTGTGAAGCAACAGTCAAAGTGGTGAACTGTTCGTTGTCGTCCTGAACTTGCAGGGCGGCACCGTCGGTCACCAAAGCGCGGTCGGGCAGGCGGATACGCAGGGTAGAACCAATCTTGGCACCTTCAACAGCGAAGCTGTCGTCGTACTGACGGTTCACGTTACGGGTGAGCACCAGGTTGTTCTCGAGGATCTCGAGAGCTTTGCGGGTGATCATGTCGATCGTTAAGATACTATTAGACATGGAGAAAATCCTTCAGAAATTGTTTAGCGGTTGGCTTGCGCTTGCCACTTTTTCATCTGCCGTGCTCTTTCAGCTTCAATCCACTGCGAATCGGTCATGGTCTTGGTAGACCGTGGATCCGTAGTGTCATAGGCTGGGCCCCCAGAGGAGCGAGCTGTGACAGGCGAAATTGGTGCTGGCGCAGACGTGGTTCTTTTTACGGGAGGATCATTGGCCATTTTGGCCTCAATCTTCCCAATTTCTTTGGCCTGCATGATAGGCGCAAGACGAGAGATTCGATCTGCTTCCTTGGGGTTGGCACCGAGGTAGTAAGCTACTTCAGGGCCTATGTCCGAGGCACGGATCGACTCAGCCATCACGTCTGTGATTGGAAGTTTGGGGTTGTAGGCGACTTGTTCAAAGTCATCGTACTTACTCCGAGCTTCTTCTTCCTTTTCGTGATAGGACTCAAGAATTGCAGATTGCTGCCGTGCTTGTTCTCGTTGGGCAAGCAGTTGTTCGGCTTTCTGGTAGGCCAATGCGTCTGCATAGGCTTCAGGGCTTTCAAACTGATCGACTGACGAAATTTCTGCTGGCGCTCTCAGCGTTTGGGCTTCCGCCTGACGTTGAACCTGCTCTCTTTCCCACTTACGTTGCTCTCTTGCAAGTCGTTTGCCGATTGCTGCATCAAGCTCTTCTTGAGTAAAAACTCTCGATGGCTCTTTTGCTTCTTCAGCGACTTCCGGCGTTTGATTTGCTTCAGGAGTGGCCGTCACTTCAGGAGCTGGCGCGGAGTCTACTTCCGCTAAGGGTTGTTGGACTTCTTCAGTCATTTTTGAATCTCAATGATTCCCTGGTGAACCGCACCAGTACGGGTTTGGATCATTCGAAAATGATTGTTGCTGACACTGTACCCGAAATTACCACATAAATGCCACTGTTGACGTAAATACCGTCAAGAGGGAACACATACGAGGTCGCGGCGGCTGGCGTGAACACGCTCAGGACAGGCCGAGTGGTGGTCGCAGCAGAAGAGTCATAAACCGTGATGGTCGGCGTGGATGAGGCCGCGCTGACGAAAATACCTTTGAGCTTGCCCGCCATAGGCTTGATGTTGGCGGTTGCTGTGATTTGTGCGAAATTTGCCATGGTGTGTCCTTATGCCAAGAAGCGAAGTTTGTACAGAGTGGTGAGGTACAGCTCAATGATATTGTCAATGAGTTGTTGGAGCGATGAATCAGACTTGTCCACCACTTCGTAGCGGCATTCTTCAATTTCTTTGAGCTGGTCTTGCAAGAATTCGATGATGTTGGACGTCTTTTTGGCGCTCATCAAGCTGATTGGCCCCATCAGGCCATGACGGCCTTGGTAGGCTTCAGCAAACGCGTCAGCGTGGTCAATGATGCTGTCATAGAACGTGTTGAGCGCCACATGTTTGGAGTAGCTGCGGGTGTTCAAATGCACTGAATGAGCCACATCTCGAGCCAAAAACAGCATCCCTACAAAATCGGCGGCTGTGTGTGTCATTGTTGCATTCCTTCAGGTGGCAGCATCATTTCTTCTTGCATTGGCTCTTCACGCATGGTGGGCATTTGGTTCATCATGCCTTGCGATTCCATTGCTGCTGCGACTACGCCCATGGCGATATC